CCATAACCCCACTGATACCAGTGAGCCCAAGAATTCCAATAACAAACTTTGCAAGGCGGAATGCGCCGCGTGTTTCGGCCATCTCTACGCGCATAGCGGAAAGTTCTTCTTCAATCTTGTCAAGGCGGTCAATAATTTGCTGAACGTTGTTCGCAGTCACATCGGCACCTCATAATGTGGGGATGCATTGATGTTCGCACTATATTATGTGCTCACTGCAAGCGCAAGTAATTTACCCTCTACGCGCCCAGCCTTCGCCTTTGTAAAAAACATTTGCAGAAGAAAAAACCATGCTCATTTCTTTCCCGCACGGCTTATGTATCTTCTTACTATCATCTGACATCGGGTGTATAAGCTCAACCTTCTTGTTGCACTTATCGCAGAAATATTCGTATACTGGCATATTAATACCCCCCGAATAATTGAGACTATTTTCCTAGATTGGCATATTGCCCAGGAAAATCAAATGCGGTTTTACCTGTCTTAAAGCTTACACCACTATACTTTGAAAAGGCAGAGATCTTGGCTTGGTTTTCTGGATTATTGAGATAAGACTCAAAAGATGAGGTTATGGCGGCCCTCCAGGCAACTGCAGCTTTTTCTATTTGATCAGAATCTAACTCTGGCCATTTTTCTGGATTTCTTAGTGTCTCCTCATCCTCCTCCCCCGATAAGGTGTAACCGGCATGAAACGCGGAGGACATTATGAGATTTCCCAACCCAGACCGAAACCCTCGCCCAGTGTTTGTCTCATCAATCTGATAATAGTGATAAATATTTGCAAGGATGTACGGGTAAACCAACGTAAAGCCAAGGGATACCAGCTCAATAGACTGCACAATCTCCTCCTCCCAAAATACGATATGTTCTGGGAGCGACGCTTTTTCCGCAAAGTGTTTGTTCCCAAACATGAATGCCCCTGTAACCTTTACGGCAGGGGAAAACCCCGTCTTCTGCACCATTCTTGCCAGCCTAAAAGAATGCATCTCTGGGCTCGTGTGTGCCCAACTTGGTACAATTTCTTTCTCTTCTTGGCTTAGCTCCTTAAACTCTCCCGTCCAATAACTATAGCCAAAGCAAATGCGCTCTGGCTCAACATTGTCGGTGATAGAGTTTTCATTTAGTTCATATTTTGGAAGAGTTGCGGTAAGTACGGTTTTTTTGTTGTTAACTAGTTTTATTGCGGAGCCCAAAGCATCTATTAGCTCCGTATCCCAGTTTGGCATAAAAAAACAATGAGCGTCAACCTGCAAAAAATAATCCTCGCCCCGATATAGCCGAGACGCGTTATTCCTGTCCTTGCCGATGCTCGGAGGGTCCGAAATGTAGTTTACGCAGTATCTAGCGTTTTCAAATTGAGAAAGCGCCTCCTCAAGGTGATATATGTACATGTCGTCTTCGTCCATCTTTATTCCGTAAACAAGGTTAATCCCAACATGGACTCTTGACCCATTACTTGCATTGTTAATACAGCTTGACACCGTCCTCACGAGCTCGGTGTCATTGCCAACACAGGCAATAGCAACGAATATTGTTTTTTCTAGTTCGGTTTTTATTTCCATATTGAATACAGGTCCGCACGTCCGCTATTCAGATATTTTTCTTTAAGGGAAAATTCCTCTAGGTGAGAATGCCACAGCGACATCGTGTACATGGACCCGCGACTAATCATTGTCATTCTATGCGGGTACTCTAGCCCGCCACTGGGGTATATTAAGGCAGACAACGCTTTTGGAGAGTATGTAAATTTTTGCTGAGGAAACTCAATGTCTCCCCCAATAAATGTTCCGCCAAGGTATAGAATACTACTCGTGATGATGTGTTCTGACTTTTTATGAGAATCAACATGCAGGCCTGCTTCCGAGCGCAGTTCCCAAAGACAGTTGTGGGCCTGGACGGTGTAAAGATTTACTGCAATCCCGAACTCCTCTTGGTGTAACCTGGTCAGTTTATCTGAATACTTTTTAATTAGTGCTTCAGATTCAAGATTTTCATTTGAAATAACGCCAACCATTGGGTTGTCTTTGAAAGCCTCGAGATCGCCGCGGCGATAGTCAGATTCAATCATGCCGATAATTTTGTCAGCGTCTTCTTGATCAACGAAATTATCAATAACTTTTATTCTGTGTCCCACGGCAAATCCTTACCTAAAATCTTTTCTTGACCAAAAGAACTTTTTGTATGCTGCACTAAAGACTTTTGCAAGCCTACTGTTTATTATTTTTTCCCTAGAGTCCTCCTGCACGCCAGACCTCGCTGCGTCATCAATTACAACAGAGGACCATTTTTCTCTTTTAAAGGGTATTAACTGGGCGATTGGGGTTTTCATTGGGATAATGCCTGTGAACTTTTCTTCCTTCATGCTTATCATAAAATTTAACTTAGGAAAAAAAACGTCTGAGTCCATAACCCCAGAGACAACTGACCAGTGCGGGCTTGGATTATTTAGCGGCTCGGTAATGATTAGCGAGTAACCCTCAGGCAGAGCAACCCTCCAAGGGACAAATACCTTTGCAAGTGGTTGCTGTGTTGCGTATGGATGCTTACTTGCTTGGCCCCATGGATGGGCGTCAATTCTTTCATGGCGTCTTGGATAAACCATTGAGAAGTCTTGAGTCGGCCCATCTTTATTTTCTGTAGTGTGTACGTGCTTTGGCTCAACGTACATATCCGCTGGAGTAATCGCAAGATAGCCCATTGACATTGAGTCAAGTACCGGAACGCATCTTTTAATGGTCCCGTTGTCCCCACCATTATTAACGCTTATTTCCTTTTGATCACCTTTGCCCCATTCTTTGAATCCGCCGTAAGATTTTGTCTTCTTCCACCATTCGGGTATTGCGCTGGCTGCAGGTACCGGAGCGGGGTAGTCAGTGACATCATCAGACCAGAAAATAATTTTCTTCTCAGAAACAGAATCAACGCCAAAGATAGACTTAAGTTTTGCAAACATTTATGTCCCCCTTTTCGTTGTTTGTCTCAATAATGGTTAAATTTTGCCAGCCAGTCGGCTCGTTGAGCCTGTCGTATTCCCGAAGGTGCGACCAAGTAGTCAGCAGGTCCGAGTACGCTATTGTACCATTGTATTTTTTTGCCATTTTAAGAAGCCAGTGAAGCGAGGTCGGGGAGTACGCGATTCCTTTTGTATCGTTTAGATACTCCTCCGGCGTCTTCCCATGGCCGTAATCAATAACAGCAAAATATGTTTTACCCCGCCTAGAGAGTATATTGTTTACGTAATTTATTTTTGCTGGGGAGTAGGCAAATAGTCCGCTTCTGGAGTCGGCGACAAGGTCCGCGTCCTGATGCAGCGAGGCGTTTACAAGTCTTTGATAGACATATTCACCCTTGTTTTTTTCGCTAACAGCAAGCTCCTCAAGGATAACCCCCCGAGTCCTTCTTCGCATGACGGAAAAGGGGAATGCGTCAAGAAGCTGGTTTGCAATAACAACCATTGTTCCGCCAGGATCTGGCGGAATCAGGGCGTCACAAATAATGTTCTCTTTTTTTATTGCGCCCCTGTCCTCAATCCTTTTTCTAAGACTAGGGTTAAATTCAGAGGCGGCTGGTATATCCGTGTTGGAAATACCGAGCCCCGCACAGACGACTTGCGAAAACTGACCGTCGCCTTCTCCGTCAAACCTGATTCTGTCAACTTTGCCGATGGATTGTATCCAGCGAGAAAAACCATTTGCGATATATTCGCTAGATGTTGCGTTATAGTCTCTTTTTTCAATCCACTCTATATCTTCGGTATATCGCCCGTTTGCGCCAAAATTACGGTCAAGCGCAAGGAATCTGTGCCTATTATGGTAAATTGGCTTCTTCATGCTGACCCCACTTGCCCACTGGGCATTCTGCTTTTGGCAGCTGCGCCTTGAGCTTCATAAAGCACAAACACTTTTTGCACTGTTTTGTTAACTTGATAAAGTGCTCGCATGCACTGCAGGCTTTTATTCTTTCTTCAAACACATCGGTTGGAACCCTTCCGGCATTTGGGTCTAGCATATCCCACGGCTTAACGGACATTGTCTTGTTCTCCATGCTTTTCCGTAGCGCCGGTTACCGGGCACCTTGCCGGTTGCGGCTTTTCGTTGAACTCCTTTTTGTGCCAAAAGTTTTTCTTGTATGCGCCACCAAAAACATTCCTACTTAGATTGACCCACCGTGTACGCCAGGCATTGTCGTATTCTGCGATCTCAGATTCCCACTTTTCCCTTTTAAATGGTATTACTTGAAATATTGGCGTTCCTTTTTCTATTATGCCAGAAAAGTTGTTTTTCAAATAGAACGTGATTTCAGCTCTTTGGGGAAACGCATCAACGTCTATAATTGCAGACATTGTTAGGAATGGCAGGTCATATCTATTGAATGGGTGGGTTATAAGTATTGAATAGCCTTTTGGGACATTAAACTCAAATGGCTGTATCCAGAGGTAGGGATTGTTGTCATATCCATCTGGGTGGACGAATCCCTTCATCGCGGACGGGTGCCTTGGCGCTCTTACCGGCTCCCACGGGTTTTGACGAGGCCATTGAAAGGCAACATCACCCTCTCCACCTCGCTGAATGTCAATATCCATGTTAAGCTCCTGAATGTATCCAGACGTAAATGCGTCAAGAATTGGTACACACCCTTTTACCGTGTGATCTCTTTCTTGAGTTCTTGGGTTAACGCCGTTGTTTCTATCTATTAGTGCTGGGATCTTCTTGTACCAGTCCGGAATGTAGTGCTTTGCTGGTCTCGGTGGAACATAGCCAGTTTCGTCAAGCACTTCGTTCTCTGGCCTAAAAACAATAACTTTTGCGCTATTTATCTTCCTTGCAAGTCGGTTAAAAAAGTTCATGACTTTTCACCAAGCAGCTTTTTTATCTCTGCAAGATCAGCCTTTATTTCCGCAAGCTCGGCGCTAAGTCCTTCTGCAAGTTCGGCAATCCCAGCATTGCTCTTGTCGTCACACCCTAGGCATGTTCCGACATTTTCTTCACGCTTTTCCCTGACCGCCTTAAGAAGGTTTTCGTCAGCCCATCCCTCAAGCCCGGCCTTTTCATCAAAGAAATCTGTTAGGCCAAGACGCACCTCAATGTCAATGTATGCTTTTTCCCCCCAGCCAACAACTCGGTTTAATGGTGATCCATTGTGTGAAAATAGAAATACAGGGACACCGGAAACTCCTGCCGCCTGAGTGATATGACCGCTTTCTGCTGTTGATATTCTTACTACGGTCAATCCCCTAGCCGAGTATTTCTTTTCCAGCGCTTCAACCCATGGCTTGGACATCTCGCAATAATTGCAGCCGGAATCAAGAAGGAAATAATAGAGGACAGATCCTTTTTCCGCGTTTGCCTCTAAGACCTTATCCCATTCTGATTTTTCTGGCTTTGGGTTTGGAATGACCTGTGAAATGAATTGTCCCATGTTACCTCCCTGCTTATTTCTTATCCGACAATGATTCCGACGCTATCTCCGCCCAGTGATACATACTCAACATTGAACGTGTCAATACTATCAGTTTCGCCTGGGTTTGCCGTGCCGAGCGGGGCAACCCCAATCCCGTGACCGACGGCGGTCTGGTGGTCGCTCTGGCCCGACGCCTGCGTTCCAGAAGATAGCACAGATGTAGTCCACGAGGTATCGCTATAGACCTGGGCCACATAGTCTGAGCCCGTAGTCTCAACGTTAATCGCCTGCCATGCCTGCGTCGCACTTGTGTCGTCGTAGAGTGCGGCAGAGGTGTAGTGGTTTGTTCGTGTTCCAGCCGCAATTCGGTCAACCTTCAGCTTATAGCGGTACTTGAAGTTATCCGTGCAGACCTCTTGGGTCGTCAAGCAAGGGTCGTAGCAATTTCCGCATGTGTTACACGCGTTAGTATTTCCGCCAGTTTCTGAGCAGATACATTCTCGGGTATATCTCTTCCCCGTTGTTCCGCATGATGTGCATGTCTGGTCGTCTCCTGGGCAGTTTGCCCCAGAGCATGGATTGGTTGCGTTCTGGACAGGGCTGCAGCTTGTTGTGCAGGGCCCAGTGTGTGTACCGCCGTCAACGCAAATATAAAACGAGAACTTGTTGCCCCCGCCCTCGTTTCCTCCGGTTGGGGCGTTATAGGAATATGTTGGGGCGTTATATGAAAATGCGTTATAGCTATATGTTGTGGCGTTATATGAAATTGCGTTGTATGTAGGTGAGTTATAGGAATAAGGATTATAGAAACTTGGATTAACAGTGACTGGATTAAAGGTAACCGTATTATAGCTAATAGCATTATAGGTTGAGCCCTTGGGATTTCCACCGCTTTTGTAATTTCCACCGCTTTTGTAATTTCCACCGCTGACATTTCCACCGCTGATATAGTTGCCACCCTTTTTGGTCCCTGGGCTGGCAAGGTTTCCGCCCTTCTGGTTCCCTCCACTCTCAACAAGGTTTCCGCCCTTCACGTTCCCAGGAGACGTCTTCAAGTTCCCAGGAACAACTGGATTAGTAAACGTTGGGTTAAAGTCAAACTGAATCGTACAGACATCCGCAACGTTTCCGGTAAGCTGCGAGCAGTTTGCATCCCCACAAACATCCACAGACATATTTACATTGCCAAAGCTCCTTGATGGAGTTGCGCCGCTGCACGAGCAGGTCCCATAGTTGGTATCGGCGCATCCACACGCCACAGTTGAGACATACGAGTTCGTGTCACTGGCCACATAGACAACTGGGTTGACATTTCCTCCGCCGCATGCCACACAGTCTGTGCAGGTGTAGTTTCCGCCAACGCACTCGTTGTTACAGGTTTGAGAAAAAACATACCTTTCAGCGTGAACATAGGCAATCCAATAGTTGGTTGAATCCTCCACCCAGAAGGTGGCCCCGACACCATTGCCATGCGTTCCGCCAGACCCAGTGACGATGCCAACCGTAGCGTCGGAGTTCGGAATCTCTACCCAGGCAACCCCACTAGAATCAGTGTTCTTGGCGGCGTTAGTATTTATCTCCCAAAGCGTTGGGTTCTGCCAGGCAAGATTCCCAGTGTCGGTAGACCCAAGGGTTCCCTGGGAGGTGTTCGTTCTGTTAAATGTGTCCGCTACAGTTGCCATTAATAGGTCGCCTCCACCGTGACCGACAAGTCGGCCCCCGATGATCCCGCGCTGACAATCTCAACCTGAAGCGCATCGCCAATGGCAAGGGAGGTAACGGTGCTAAGGGATGTGGTGACGACAGCGGCCCCTACGGTAGCGCTTGTATTGCCGTTGGTTGAGCCGTTCTTCACAAGGCGATAGGTTACGCCAGAGCCGCCGCCAGCATAGGCTCGAGCGTTGACAAGCGTGCAGGCGATGGGGGAGATAAACCTTGGTTGCTTTACTCCAGCAGTCAAGGTTCCAGCGATGTGGAATGAAATTGGCATACGAAGACCATCAAGCTTTGTCTTGTCTGATGCGCTAAGGTAACCAGGAACAGACTGTGTTGCCTCCACAACACTTAGTGTATTTCCAGATTTGGAGAGTGCGGTTCCCGCAATAATGGACGCTGCGCCGGTGAATTGCTGCCACGACATAGAATCAGTTCCTACTTTAATAATTTCGCCTACCCCGGTTCCGATGTTCACTTGGATGTATCCTTGGTTGCCATAATTTGTTCCGTTTAAAATGTATACTGCATCACCGGAATGCACGTAGTCAGCGGGAACGCCTCCGTCAAAATTAGCTGCTCTTGTGATTCGCCACGGAGTTCCTGCGCTTCCAGCGTTGCTTACAACGTAGATTCCATTATGAACCTGATTAGTCGCTCCGATATATAGAAGCCGGTCATTTAGCAGCATCTGGTACCCGTCAACCGTTCCGATGGCTCCGTTCGTGTTTGATTCAATGTAGGCACCAACACCAGTCCCGCCGTCACCTCCTGCCGATCCAGCTGTGTAGGTGCCGTTGCTGATATTAGACGCCTGCGCTGCCTTTACGGCTACGTGCCAGTTAACTCCGGAAGCTAATGCGTCCACATACGCTTTCGTAGCAGCATGCATGTCCTGAGTTGGGTCAACCCCAAGGGTGATTTGATTGACGGCAGTGTTTGCGCTTCCGTCCCTAAGGACGATTGTGTTGTTGTTAGCTGACGCAGTTGCAGTAGTTTGAGCATTAAGAACGGTTAGCGTGTTGCTGTTCCCGTCAATTGTCTTATTGGTCAGTGTCTGGGTGTCGCTTGTCCCGACAATGCTCCCAGAAACGCCGTGAGTTGTGGAAAGTCCGGCATGAGTGCTGACCTTGGTTGTTGCATCTGAGGCCGCAGAAGAAATAGCGTCTGACTCTGCCGTATCAGCCTTTGCCTGTGCCCCGTCTGGGCTTTCGGTTGAGAAAGGCAGGGACGTCCACGCAGTGCTGCCAGTTCCAATCTTGAACTGCTTGTTGGTGCTGTCGTAGCCAATCTCTCCGGCCGCAAGGGTAGGGTTAACAGAGGCCCAGTTTGCTGCGGTGTCCCTTCTTGGCTTAATAATGTTCGGCATTACTTAAACTCTTTCCTTTGCCAAAAGAATCTTCGGTATACAGATGCAATATGGGTTTTGAACTTCAGTTCTGCTTTTTGATGCTTTTCAAGCATTTCTTGGTCAACTCCAATTTCCATTTTCCATGACTCCCTTTTAAAGGGGATCACTTGAACAACTGGGGTTCCGGCAGGGATAATTCCCTCCCACTCCTTTTTCTCAACCACAAAAGGAAAATTTACACAGTTTGTGTAGGTGTCAGTATCAACGACCCCTGGGATCGCGGTGAAATATCCGTTGGGGTTGTTCATTGGGGGAACAAAAAGAGTAGAGTACCCAGGCGGCGTCTCAATTCTCCAAGGGTTTATCCACTTATGAACATCCCTTCCCTTGTACAGCGAAGCGAGTGGGTGTTCGCTTGCCTGACCGAATGCGTGACCCTCCACGGCCTTCGAAGGGCTAACTCCTGAGCGCCAAGAAAACTGCCAGCCCCCGACATCATTTGAATCGCCTTCCTCCTTTGGCGCATCAATCTTTACATAAACATCCTGATGGGTAAGGAGAACATATCCAAGAGAGAGGCTGTCCAGCATGGGAACACATCTTTTAATGGTGGAGTTATAACTTGCATCTTGGCCGGAAAGCCTTTTTTCTTCTGGCTCAGCCCCATCATAACCGCCGTAGGCTGGCATCTTCCGGAACCAATCTGGTAGCTCTTTCCCAATTGGGCGCGGCCAAAACTCTTCTAGGATTTTTGTGTCAGAAACAAACTTTATTACCTTATCCTTAGACACTACGCGCTCCCTCCATCAATGGTTTCGTTGCTAATGTCGATATCGTACCATGACAAGGTTCCAGCCCCATCTGTTGCAAGCACGCGTCCAGCAAGGCCGGTTTGCGACGGGAGCAGGGCATTGGCTGCGTTGGCGGCTGTGGTCTGACCCGTTCCACCATATGCAATCCCAACGGCAGTCCCCTGCCAAACCCCAGTAGCAATAGTCCCGACAGATGTCAGCGAAGAGGCGGTTACACCCGACCCAAGGGTGCTTGCTGACAGAACGCTTGTGCTGTTAATCTTATAATCTGATCCCGTCGGAAGGTCAAGCGTTGTGCTTGTAATTGTTGCGGCAGTTGCTGGTGAGGTTGAGCCGTTCGGGACCAGCAGCACCTCCATCTTCCCGCCCAGGGCGGAGTCGGTCATGTTTTCGGTGGCTGAAACCCTAATGGTTGCCGATGGGCTTGAACCATACCCTGTTGCCCCATATCCAAAAGCAGCAACCTCAGCCATGGTGTCGCCAGATTGCGTTGCGGTTGGCGAGGCGGCGGTTCCACGAGACACTCGAGAAATAAGCTTGCCGTGCTTTGATGTTCCATGACCGTCAAGGACTATTGCCGAATTTTGTCCGTCAGCGCTTACTGCTTGAATTCTTGTCTCCGAAGAAAGACCGCCGAGGCTCTGTGGTGATCCAGTGTTGTTATCAATTGTGACAGTTCCTGTCAATACCGCGCTTGCAGCATTTGGATACGGCGGGGTTAGCCAGTTAAGTCCAGTTGCCTCGGTAGAGTCCGCTACAAGGAGCTGACCGTTTGACCCCACAGACCTAATCGCTGGGGTGTCGTTTGCAGAGGCTGCGATGATGTCGCCCTTCGCCCCGACAACTGATGCCTGAATTGCTCCAAGCGCCAGAGAGTTTGCTGCGTCAGCCAACGTATAAGTTGTTGAAACCGCCAGAGGGGTTGCTGCCACTGTTTCAGATGCGCTATTTGTTAGGCTGCTAAACTGAACAGCTACGCCAGTGCCGTCTATGGTAAGGCCTGTCCCTGTGTCAACTGCAACAGTTGTGCCTGTGACGGTTATTCCGCTGCCAGCATTGACTCCCGTATACTGATACCAGTCAAGGTCGTCGGTGCCAAGCTGGTGAACACCCCCCGCACTACCTTCCGAAATAAGGACAAATCCAGTTAGGTCGTTGGTTGTCCCGTATATAGAAAATACCGCATCTCCTGAAGACACTTGACCTGCGACATGGTTGTCTGAGTCGGTGGAACGGGTAAGAATCCAGTAGATAGCCCCAGTCCCTGCCTCGGTGATATTATAGATTCCATTGTGGACAGCGTTCACTTGATTTTTGATAAGGACGCGTGAACCCTCGCTGTCGTTTGTCATGGTAACCCCGTCAATGACGAGGGCACCGTATGTTGTTGCGGTCAGCGTTGCGCCAACACCATACCCGCCAGAAGCATCTGCGGTTCCATTAGCGTAGCTTGGGCTATTCGGAAGCGCTGCCGCCGTTGTAAAGTCAACTGCCCCGTGCCAGTTCATTTGTGGGGCATAGGCGTCTACATATGCCTTAGTGGCAATAACTGTTGTATCTACCGCGACCTCATTTGCAGTAACGGTAATTCCGGTCCCAGCCCCAACATCAAGCGTTGCAGATCCGCTAGACGACCCCCCAGTAAGTCCGTTTCCGGCAACAACCTCTGTGATATCCCCGATTCCGCCGCCACCACCAACCTCAACCCAATCCGAGCCCGTATACACGTAGATCGCGTCGTCTGACGTGTTGTAGTAGAGGTCGGCTTCTGACGGCGTTGAGGGCGCGCTGCTATAGCGCGGGAGATTTACCTTGTTGAGTAGCTTTGGCATCGGGCCCTCCTAGCGGGGGTTTACCCGATTATAACAACCCTGTACTGGTTGTTGCTTGGGGCGGAGGCAAAGTCCAGAACAACGGTACCGTTTGGGGTTCCTGTAGTCAATCCAACGGTGATGTCTGGGTATACCTTCTCGCCGTTAGAGGTCTGGAACACTTCGGCGACCACCCAAATGTTCCCAAGACCATGAGAGATCGTGTAGGTCGTTGCCGTACCGTCGCCAAGTTGCGCGGTGTACTTCGTCGTTCCGCCAAGTGCCGCGAGTCCTGCGGCGGCAGTAGTCTGACCAGTACCACCGTTGGCGATGGCAAGTGCGCCCGTAACCGCAGCGCTCTGCGCAAGGTTGATTGCGCCAAATGCTGGGGCGCCACCGGCTCCAGGAACCCGAAGAACCTGATCAGCAGTTCCTGCTGTGGTTGCATTGACAGCGCTTGTCCCGTTGCCGAGCAGTACGCCACCAGATGTCAGGGTGCTCGCGCCAGTACCGCCGTTTGCGACTGGAAGCGTGCCGGAAACTTCGCTTCCAAGGGCAATCGTGCTTGCGGTTGTCAGCGCATCGGTACCGCCAGTTGACTTAACGATACCAGCGGTGAATGTTGCAACACCAGTACCACCGCGGGCAACGCCAAGCGTGCCGCTGGTCAGCTTGTCGGTGCTGTGGCTTGGAATGTCTGAAGCAACAAGTGATCGGAATGAAGGGGCAGAAGGCCCACCAGTTGCAGGACCAGCGAACACTGCGTTGTCTGCTGCGGTTGTGGCGCCAGTACCACCCTTGGCTACTGGAAGGGTTCCAGTTACTGTTGAAGTTGAGACATCAACAGCGCTGGTTGCAAGCTTTGCTGCAGTAATCCCGGCGTCCTTGACGCGAAGGGTGTCAGAGGCAATCTCAATGGTTGAGTCGTCAACGTTGACCGCAAGGTCAGTTCCAGTGAGGGTAAGTCCAGCGCCGCCAGTAACTGCGCCAGACCCAGAGAACTGCGTAAATACAAGCGCGGTTGTTCCAAGTGTAATTGTTCCATCGGTGGTAAGAACCCAACCCGTGTTCCCGTTTACTGTTCCCTCTTCAACGAAGGTAAATAGGCCTGGGGTTACCTCTGCGTCAGCATCTGCGTCGGTTGCCCGGACTGCTGCGCCTGAAGCCTGAACAACGTAGATACCGTTCTGGCTGCCCGTTGACTGATTCTTAACAAGGACGCGGTCGCCAGTGGCAAGCGTAATCCCGTCAATTGCGTCGCCGTTTTCAAGAGCAGTGGCAAGTGCAACGTTTGCAGTTGTGGCAACTCGGACCGATGCCTTGACATCAAGTCCAGAGGCTACGCCGTCTACGTATGCCTTGGTCGCTGCGTCAGTTGCGTTGGTTACCGCGCCAGAGATAGTTACGCTTGTTGCGCTAACGGTCCCAGCGGTGAAGTTCCCCGACGCATCGCGCTTAACGATTGTGCTTGCGGTGTTTGCATCAGTGGCGTTATTGACGAGCGTGTAGTGCGCAGCGGACATTGAGCCAGCGTTTGAGCCGTCCGCTGCGCTAATGGAGATGGTAACGGTCCCGCCTGAGGTTGACTTCTGAATCGGACCAGTAACTTCAATGCCGTCAATAGACCCAACGGGCTCCCAGGTTGTGCCATTATAAACATTAACAACCTTGGTTACTGAGTTGTAGTAGACCTGACCCTGAGTTGGGCTCGCAGGGGCCTCGGGCAGGACGTGGATTACGGCATTACGAAGTTCATTTTCCTGAAGGTCAAGGTAGCTGCTAAGTTTAAGATGGGTCAGTATCTGCACAATATTCTCCTCAGTTTAGGTAGGCGTAGCCGCCAAAAGCCGCCGCAAATGTCACTGTAATCTGATTATCCGAGCTATACAAGACCTCGCCTATCTGGACGTTCCCAGCGCTGTCAACAATCGTCACGCTTGGGCGCCTTCCAAGGTTGTGCGTGATTGTCCAGCTAGAAGATGGAGACGCCTGGTTGTGGGTATATGTGGTTTGACCAACAATGGCGGTTGAGTTTGAGGAGGTGGTTGATATGTTTGCGTCTGAAATTATGACAGAATCTTGATCCTGTCCAATAATTACATTAAAATCCTCGCTCACCTAGTTACCTCCCCCGAAACCTTAAACTCTCCCTCAATCACACGAATGACAACGCCTGCTGGGGAAATAATTTCAAGGTCATATCGATAGTTTCCAGCTGGTATTTTTGCAGAAGTTCCCGCTGGAACCGTAATTTCAATTTCTCCATCTGCTTGCAGGACAAGACCGCCGCCGCCACTTGTCAAAGACAGGTACTCCTCAACGGAGCTTCTGGACTTTCTAACCTTCATTCTTCCGGAGTACGAGCTGATGTTAATGGGCGTGTTGTTGCTGTCCGTGTATGTAACAACGCGGACAAAGGTGGTTCCCTGCTCACAGATCATGTCATAGACGTTGGCTGGCATGGGGTGATTGTCGCACAATAAAGAATAAAGTCAACATAAGTTGGTTTTGGGATGCCTTTGTTGTATGATTGGGCCATGGGAAAGCCAGGAAGAAAGCCACAGGCACAAATTGACGCGTTGCGGGAGAAAATCACGCAACTGCTTCTTAATGGCGTCCCGACCGCCCAAATTGCCACCGCGACAGACCTTTCCGTTCATACGGTCAGGGAGCACATTAGAAATATTAGAAAAAAGTGGGCGGAAGATCAGCCAGATCAAATACTTACCCGGGCCGAGCTTGTCCAGAGGGCAAGAATGATTGGTCAGCAAGCAGCCATTGGGGCCTCAAAGGCTCGTGGCTCTGCAATGGAGGTTCAATATCTTAAGATACAAATAGAGATTCTAGATAAGGTCGCCAAGCTAACTGGAGCATACGCCCCGGTCCGTCAAGAGGTAACTGGCGCAGATGGGTCGGCAATAGAAATATCAAGGACACCGCATGAAATCGACACGCTAACAGCAACAGAGCTTTCAGACAGATTAAAGGTTTGGGCAAAAGAACTGGAGAACAATGTTGAACCAGAAGCAAAGCAAATTGAAGAAAGCAAGCCCGCCAACTAACGATCAGTATCGGGAGTGGCTAAGGGTTCAGGCAGCAAAGTCTGACGCAGCTTTTGCCGAATATATAAGCGACCTTATTTTTCCGCGCCATCTTCGCGAAATGGAAGTATTTTTAAATAAAAACGAGAGAGCCCTTGTTTTAATGCCAAGAGGCCACGCCAAAACCACCATGCTTATACACCGCACGGCAAGAATGATCGGACTTACCAAGGGCAAAATTAGAATCGGAATTGTTACCTCTGTTCTTTCGGACGCACTTGCCAGGTCTAGGGCAATAAAAACAATAATTGAGTCTGCAGAATTTGCCGAAGTTTTTCCTTGGGCAAAGTCTGGAGTGGCGGGCGGAAAATGGACAGACGAGGTCTGGACAATTAAAGGAGTAAACCTTGGAAAAGATGCTACGTGTTTCGCCGACGGGTTGACGTCCATTAAGCCCGGTCCGCGACTTGACCTTCTTATTGCAGACGACATTGTCGGGCTTAGAGAAAACGCAACTCCAACACAGCGACAAAAGGCAAGTGAGACATATTGGCAGGTCATCGACCCAATGCTTGTCCCCGGTGCAACAAGGTGGTACATTGGGACAAGATGGCACGAAGACGATTTTTATGCAGAAATTGAAAGCAAGGGAATTCCAACCTACTTAAGGAGATCGCTTGAAGAAGCTGGGCCTCTTTGGCCAGAGATGTATACGACCGAAGCGCTTGAGCAAAAAAGGGAAGAGCTCGGAACCCCAATTTTCAATCTTCAATATCAAAACGACGTTACCTCAATGGGCGGGAACATCTTTAGGTATGAGTATTTTAAATACGTCGACCAAGTCCCGCCTGGGGCAAGAAGGATTGGGGTTGACCTTGCTGCATCTGAGCGAGAAAGGTCTGACTACACCGCCGCCGTTGAGGTTCTTGAGGACGAAGAGCACAATCTTTATGTTCTTGGAGCTTATAGAACAAGAATTCAGCAGGGCCATCAAAAATGGCTTACCGGCGTTGAAAAGGACGGAACCCTTATTGACGACCCAAGCAGCCCAAGACTTCTTTGGCCAGCGAGGTTTGTTGGTCTTAAAGGTCAAAAGGATGTTTGGGGTGAGGAGCCAAGAAGGGTCACAGAGGTCAACATTGAGTCGGTTCAGTATCAATCAACTTTTGTAAGGGAAATGGTGACCGAAACAAGACTGCCCGCCCGAGGCGTGCGCCCCGAAAGGGACAAGGTGTTTAGGTCAAGGTCGCTTGCCGCAAGGTATGAGGCTGGCAAGGTTTTCCACCTTAAGGGAGGGCCAGGTATTCGACAGCTTGAGTCGGAAATGATGTCATTCCCAAATAGCGAGCACGATGACCTGGTAGACGCGCTTGTTTATGCCGCTGACGTTGGCAATTCTGGGTTTTACTTTACGTCGGCGAAACGGTAAAACCTATCTATCAAGAATAATATTTTCTTGGTTTTTTAGGGAGACGGAAAAACCGTATTTGCCATAGTAGGCCACGATTTCGTCCATCCTTCCGTCGTGCTCAACACATACCATTTCGGTAGAAAATTTATCGGGATCAAACTGCAGGGACAAACCTGCCGATGTACCCTCAACGTCAATAGAGACAAACTCAATAATTGGGTTTATTGACTTTGCAAGGTCCAGGACTTCTTTCATTGTGACGATCGGGACGTATATCTCAAAAAAATGAGACTTTGAGCTTTCTATTGCCTGGACATAGTCTTTCCATTTTTCGTAGTTTTGTGTTTCCATTGTTGAAACACCGGAGTGCGGGGCTTCCCACATCATCCTGATTCTTTTTTCTGGGTCAGTCTGATCGGTAATCATGGCGTTTACCAGGGTCATCTTTTTGTTTCCACTGTAAAGCTCAAAAAGTCTAGAAAATGAGAATGACGAGCCGTCAACAAGAACTCCGGACCAGCCAATCTCGGCAAGTTTTCTAGTGTTGCTTAGGTTAACCCCGTCATAAGCCCCAATATCCAGAAAGCATCCTGACCTGCCGTCAAATCTGCTGAGAATTACCTCTTCTTCGTTGTTTTGCGAATACACGGCTAAAAGCCTTCTTTTTCTTTAAACTGCCAGATGGTCTGTTTTTTGCATTTCCAGCAATTTGACATAGCCATGTTCTCAACGACACTCCTTCTTACCCCCTCTTCGGGCTTGTCCTTAACCGTTTCCCCGCAACGCGTGCAGAGCCAGAGTCCAGGCTTCACCTTCTCATCCCCCACAAGCCGATAGATCCACACATCCCTTTGCTTGTTTGGGTGGGGCCTTGTCTCAATCTTATGCCCCTCTTCCCTGAGCTCACGGAGGCGCTTCAGCCCTTCGCTTCCGCCAACCTGCGGGCTGGCAATCTCGGGGCCTTCAATCCACATGTTTAGGTTTTCCCTAAGCAACTGGAGCACCTTATCTTTTCTGGTCATTTTGTTCTTGTCCAAGATCAAAATCCTCCCTGGATGATATTTAGGTGTATCCGAAAGGATGATACAACTAACGCATAGATTTTGTCAATTGCCAATAAACTCAACGATTTGCCCTTGATCCAGCTTCGAGTATTGCCGGAATATCATCAAAAATCTCGGGGAAATGGTCGTTCAATTGGGTCCAAATCATTTTGG